GGAAACTTTTGATAGAGCACATAACCTTCGTGAAGTCAAATTAGTTTATTCTACTTTGGCTGAATCATTTGGTTCGAAACAAACTAAAACTGAAATTAAAGAATCTAAAGGTTCGGCTTCTAAGCCTGTTGCCTCAACTAAATCTGAAAAGCAAGAAGTTATTGCTGAAGGACATGAGATGAGAGACAGATTTAAGAAACTGGCTGGTATTCTTTAAGACATAATTGGAGAAAATATAATGTCTAATTTTAAAAACCTCGGTACTGTCGAGAAATTGATGGGTGGATATAACCCATACAGACAAAGACAGGACGAAACTCGCGGCTTGATTAAGAAGTGGGAACCTACCGGATTGTTAGAAGGCATAGACGTAGAACAGAAAGTCAGCGGAATGGCAGTTCTTCTTGAAAACCAGGCGCGTCAGTTAATTGACGAATCTAGTCATACAGGAACATCAGCTAATTCTGAAGAGTGGTCTGGAGTAGCTTTACCATTGGTAAGAAAAATCTTTGGTGAATTAGCAGCTCAAGAGTTCGTTTCTGTACAACCTATGAACCTTCCATCTGGTCTGATTTTCTATCTTGATTTCAAGTACGGATCAGCACAAGCTGGATTTGCAAAAGGCCAACAAGTATTTGGCGTTACTTCAGGTTCAGGAGATCCATCAGAAGGTCTGTATGGTGCAGGTAGATTTGGATACTCAGTAAATGATGTATCTACTGCTGCATTGTTTGTAACAGCGTCTGCAACAGGTAACTCAACTGGTTCTGCCGTTTGGGGAGATGTTGACTTTGAACCTGATTTATCAAGTTCAATATCAGCTGGAACTGTAAAGAAGTATGATGTAGCTCTTTCTAACTTTAGTAATCCTGATAAAGAAGGTGCATCAGCTTTTGAAATAACCAATACAGAAGCTTTCACTGCATATTACCCAGCATATACTAAAATAGTTGACGCTAGTGGTAATGAAGTATCACCTACTGATAATGCAGCTAATGCAATACGTTTTATTGCAAAAGAAGACGGACAACCAAATGCAGGAGATACTGTAACTGTTAAGTATCATAAGCAACCTGATGATATCACTCGTGGTGACTTTGAAGCTACAAGTGCTCAATCTGCAGCTAATCCTGAAACAGATATTGATATCCCAGAGATTGACATATCAATGCGTTCAATCGCTATCGTTGCTAAGACACGTAAATTGAAAGCAGTATGGACTCCTGAGCTTGCTCAAGACCTTAATGCTTATCATAGTGTTGATGCTGAAGCAGAACTTACTTCACTATTAAGTGAGTACGTATCTATGGAAATCGATTTAGAAATCCTAGACATGCTTCATCTAAATGCTAACGCTAAGACTGAAAGATGGTCAGCTAGACCTGGCTATGAGTATAACTCAGCTACAGGTTTATTTGGTGAATCTTCAGCTAACGCCTCAGCTTACACTAAAGGCACTTGGTTTCAGACTCTTGGTAACAAGATACAGTCTGTTTCTAATGCTATTCATCAGAAGACTCTACGTGGTGGTGCAAACTTCATCGTAGTAAGTCCTGAGATAGCTACTATCCTAGAATCTATTCCTGGATACGCAGCTTCTACTGATGGTGATGCAATGAACAAATCATATGCTATGGGTGTTCAAAAAGCAGGTCTGATTAATAACCGTTATACGGTTTACAAGAACCCTTATCAGTTTGAAAACGTGATATTGGTTGGTTTCAGAGGAAGTAACTTCCTAGAAACTGGTGCGGTCTACGCTCCATATGTACCGTTAATCATGACTCCGCTTGTATACGATCCTAAAAACTTTACACCAAGAAAAGGTGTAATGACTCGCTACGCGAAGAAGATCGTAAGACCTGAGTTCTATGGTAAAGTCGTTGTTGCTGACGTAAATTACGTTTAAGCTTAACTAAGACTGTACTTTAGGTACACTATAAAAAGGGGAAGTCTAACTTCCCCTTTTTTTATGCTCTTAATATTTATTAATGACTAATAGTATTTAATTTAGGAGATTTAACATGGCACAAGAACCCATTTGGGAAGGTATCAGTACATTTACCTCAGGAAGTACACCTTGGGGATTATATGATAATGATTCTAGTTTTACAACTGATATAGATAAGTTCGCAGATTGGTCTGCTCGTAGACTAGGGTATCCAATCATGTCTGTGGAACTTCAATCTGGTTCATTTTATGCTTGTTTTGAAGAATCTATTTCAGAGTATTCAGCTCAGGTAAACCAATTTAACATAAAAGATAATTTATTACATTTAACTGGTCAAGCAACTGGTTCAAATGTAACACATAAGAGAGTTACACCAACTTTAGGTAGAACTGTGTCTTTAGCTAAACAATATGGGACAGAAGCTGGTGTTGGTGGTGATGTAGATGTAAAGAAAGGATCTATATCAGTTACAGCTGGTACTCAAGAATATGATTTGAACAATTTATTTGCAGATGTTAGTAGTAGTGGAGCTATTGAAATTAAAAGAGTTTATTATGAAGGAACTCCTGCAATGCAGCGATTTTTTGATCCATATGCAACAACAGGATATGGTACAATAAATATGGTACAAGGATTTGGTTTTGGTAATCAATCTCCTGCCGTATCATTTACATTAATGCCTATATTTGAAGATTTACTGAGAGTTCAAGCAATAGAAATGAACGATTCAATCAGAAAATCAGCTTACTCTTTTACAATGGTAAATAATAAATTAAGAATATTTCCAGATCCTACGGAAAGTAGTACCATGTATTTTGATTATGTAGATACTGCTGAAAGGGATAATCCATTAATATCTGAATATAGTGGTTCTGCAAATGTCGTATCAGATTTTTCAAATGTTCCGTATGATAATATGGAATACCAATATATAAATGATGTTGGTAAACAATGGATTCGTAAATATGGCTTAGCTCTTTGTAAAGAATTATTGGGTATAATCAGAAGCAAATATGGAACCATACCAATACCAAATTCAGATACAACGTTAGATGGTGATACTTTAAGAAGTGAAGCTGCAGCAGAGAAGGAAACTCTAATTACACAACTTAGGGAAATGTTAGAACAAACAAGTAGAAAAGCTCTTTTAGAAGCAGATAAAGATGAAGCTGAGTTTTTACAAGAAAAACTACAAAAAGTTCCATACCCAATTTACATAGGATAATCATATGCCAAGTCGTTTTTATTCACAAAAAGATATTGATACTTTTGATAAGTTTAATAAAGAATTAGTTGGTGACTTATATACTGAAAAAGATGGTATAATATATCAACCAGTAGTTGTGTATAAAGTTTCAGTATATGATACGGAAGTAAATATGTACGGTGAAACCTCTAGTGGTAAGGTGTATAAACCAGGAGTACAGGTTAGCGCAGTTGTAGATGCCGAAGACCAAACTACAACAACAGATGAATTTGGGCCTGACTTACAACAAAATGCATTGTTTTCATTTGTAAGACAATCTTTAGTTGATATAGATTATGTAATAGAAATAGGTGACGTGGTAGATTGGAATAGTGGATATTGGGAAATATCTTCTATAAATGAAAATCAATTAATAGGTGGCCAAACAGATTACAATCATTCGGTTTTGTGTAACTCATTTTTAGTAAGGATATCAAATTTAAATATTGAACGAGTTAGGAGTATTTAATGTCTACAAAACCATTACCACGAAAGACTAGAATAATAAATCGTGGATACCAATACTCTAGAAGTAAAAATGACAAAGTAAAGAATATATCTGTTACGTTGAAAGATATTGATTCTACAATAATTTATTATTTAGAAAATGTAATTCAACCATCTGTAGTTGATAATGGAGAAAATGTAAAAGTTCCCATATTATATGGTTCGGTTGAACGTTGGAAATCCGTAAAAAAAGATGGGTATTTACGAGATAAAAAAAATAAAATAATAACTCCTGTAATATTATTTAAAAGAACAACTTTGGATATGAATAAGGATATACCACAAGATAAATTAGATGCAAATAATCCACATATGTTTTACACACTTGAAAAAAAATATTCTAAGGAAAATATTTACGACAAACTAAATGCACAAATTGGGGTGGTATCTCAAAGAGAATATTATAACGTTACGTTTCCTGATTATGTAAAAGTAAGTTACAATTTTACAATTTGGACAAGTTATATAAAACAAATGAACGGTATAATAGAAAAGTTAAATTATTCCGATGGAGCTTACTGGGGCGATCCCAACAAAATGAGGTTCAGAAGTGTCATTGATAGTTTTGATGATAGTAGTGAAGTAGGTGATGATGAAAGGTTAATTAGAACAAATTTTAACTTAACATTATCAGGATATTTGTTATCAGAAAAGGGCATTAATAAACCAACTACAAATAAGTTTGTGACGCCAAAAAGCGTTCAATTTACAGAAACGTTAACCGATGAGGTATAGAAATGTCTAAACCACTACCACGAAAACAAAGAGTATTGAATAGAGGATATCTATACAGTAGGTCAGGTGATAACATTGAAAATCCTGAAGTTACGTTAGTTGATATGGATAGTTCTATTATGTTTTATTTTGAAAATGTAATACAACCATCAGTAGAAGATAATGGGGAGAATGTAAAAGTTCCCATTATGTATGCTTCACCAGAAAGGTGGAACTCAATAAAAAAACAAGGATTTCTAAGGGATAAGAAAAGACAAATAATTACACCTGTAATAGCTTATCGTAGAACTTCAATATCAAAAGATGAATCAGTTCCTCAAGATAAGTTAGATGCAAATAATCCACATATGTTTTACTCGTTTGAAAAGAAGTTTTCACAAATAAACAGATATGATAACTTTGCAACCCAATTGGGACTTTTACCACAACGAGAGTATTATAATGTTATGATGCCCGACTATGTTACAATAACATATGACTTTATTATTTGGACATCGTATATAGAACAAATGAATGAAATAGTTGAGAAAATAGTATATTCCGATGGAGCTTACTGGGGTGATCCTGATAGTATGAGATTTAGAAGTAATATAGATTCTTTTGAAGATGCTACTGAAATAGGTGATACAGAAAGATTAGTAAGAACAAATTTTACTGTTACATTAAGAGGATATTTATTACCAAAAGGTAACTTTGACCATAGGTCAACTACACAAAAATTTGTTACACCACAGAAGGTTATATTTGGAGCGGAGACTGTTGATAATATCACCAAAAATATTGGTAAAAGTGGACAATTTCAAGAAGAATTACCAGAGGATATCACTATAGGAAGTAGTCCGAGTGTTGGTGATTTGGGTATTTCTACATCAAATCCAATAATATTTAATGCTGGAACAGGAGTAATTTTATCTGCAGATGGTGCAGAATTTAATGGTGCACAACGTGTAGACCAAACTATTTCTATAGGTCAAGATGTATCATCTACAGCTAATGTGGTGTTTAATTCGGTATCTGCTAGTTCATTAACTTTGGGTAGTACCATATTTAAGGAATCCCAAATAACAGGAAGTATATCAATAAGTGGTGGGTTGACTACTAGTACTAATGTGATAGTAGACGGTGATGCTAATGTAAATGGTACATTAACTGTTAGAGAATTACATACTGAATTTGTATCAGCATCTATAGTATTTGCAAGTGGTTCTACACAGTTTGGTGACACGTTAGATGATACTCATCAATTTAGTGGTAGTATTTTTGTATCAGGTTCTTTAAATCTAAATAACTATTCTATTACTGAAATATCAAATGATTCTAATTTAACAGATAGTAGTGCTACCGCATTGGTTACTGAAAATGCAGTTAAAAATTATGTAAACACAAATGTAATACAATCAAATAGTTATCTTAGAAAACAATTTTTTAAAACGTCAAATAGTATAACAATACCATCAACAGCTAGTTTCTCTGCTATATCAGCATCCGCCCCAACTGGTTTAACCTCAACCTCTAAAAATGATTTTGTATTTTTTATAAATGGACAATATATGGAACACGATGCATTTGATATACAACAAGCTGGTTCAACTTTTCATCTGATAGTTAATAATGATAGTATAGGTTATGATTTAGAAGATGATGATGAGATATTAGCTATAGGTAAATTTAATTCATAGGTATATAAATGGCTAATATTTTTAGACAACCACTAACTATTATACAAGGAACTGGTGT